AGGGTAAAACACCTGAAGAGGCAAAGGAAAAAACTTTTAAAGGATTCGCAGAAGGTAGATCTAAGTAATGTACGAGCAAAGTTTAGTTAAGACGGTTGAGCCAATAAAGCTTACCACTATATCTAGAATGAACAAGGGTAAGAAGTGGAAGTACGGTTATAACAAAGAACAAGATATTATTGTGTTGTCTCGCAATGGGCAGATAGGAGAGATCATACAAATACAAGATCTAGTCATTGCCCTACCTAAGGTGCCTAAGGATGTGTATAGCAACGCTAAAGATAAATGGGTTAGATTTACTCAACCAAAGGAATTAGAGCGCTTAAAGAACATCTTTGACTGGCGTGCATATCCAGAGGATCAAAAGGAACAATGGTACGATTATATAGACGAAGAGTTTAGAAGAAGAGAAGAGGGGTTTTGGTTTATGAATAATGGTAAGGCAACTTGGATGCCAGGTACTCAGTACATGTACTTGCAGTGGAGTAAGATTGATGTTGGTGCGCCAGACTTTAGAGAAGCAAATAGGCTATTCTTTATATTCTGGGAAGCTTGCAAGGCTGATAAAAGATGTTACGGAATGTGCTACCTTAAGAATAGAAGATCTGGATTTTCTTTTATGTCGTCAGCCGAAACCGTTAACTTAGCCACTCTTGCAGGTGATAGTAGATTTGGAGTGTTATCCAAAACAGGTGCAGATGCCAAGAAAATGTTTACCGATAAAATTGTACCAATTAGTATAAACTATCCATTCTTTTTCAAACCCATCCAAGATGGTATGGATCGCCCAAAAACAGAGCTAGCATACAGAGTTCCTTCCACTAGGTTTACTAGAAAGAAAATAACAGCAAACGAAAAAATAGAAGACCTAGAGGGATTAGATACAACAATTGATTGGAAAAACACAGGAGACAATAGTTATGATGGTGAGAAGCTAGCGCTATTAGTACATGATGAAGCTGGTAAATGGGAAAGACCTGAGAACATACTAAATAACTGGAGAGTTACAAAAACTTGTTTGCGATTAGGTAGTAGAATAATCGGTAAGTGTATGATGGGATCAACATCAAATGCTTTAGATAAAGGTGGTGAAAACTTTAAAAAATTATACAATGCTTCAGATGTTACAAAAAGAAACAAAAATGGCCAGACAAAATCTGGTTTATACTCTTTGTTTATCCCAATGGAATGGAACTATGAAGGATTTATTGACGAGCACGGAATTCCAGTTTTCACTACTCCTGATGTCGATAGGTTCGACCCAAGCGGTGAACTAATAGATGTAGGCGTAATAGATAACTGGCAGAATGAAGTAGATGGTTTAAAAGATGATTCAGATGGATTAAATGAATTCTACCGTCAGTTTCCAAGAACAACAGAGCACGCGTTTAGGGATGAGACTAAGGGAAGTATATTTAATCTAGTAAAGTTGTATGAGCAAATAGATTACAACGAAGAAATGTCAAATACACTAGGAGTTACGCAAGGTAATTTTCAGTGGGTTAATGGAATAAAGGATTCACAAGTTGTGTTTTCTCCAAATCCTAAGGGTAGGTTTAAGGTTAGCTGGGTTCCACCTCAACAAATACAAAACAACGTTGTATTAAAGAACGGCATTAAATATCCAGGCAACGAACACATGGGTGCTTTTGGTTGTGATTCATACGATATATCAGGAACAGTGGATGGGGTTGGATCTAAAGGTGCTTTGCACGGTTTAACTAGATTCTCAATGGAAGACGCCCCGGCAAACAGTTTCTTTTTAGAATACCTATCAAGACCACCAACAGCTGAGATGTTCTTTGAAGACGTTCTAATGGCTTTAGTTTTCTACGGGATGCCAATATTAGCAGAGAACAATAAACCACGTCTATTGTATTATTTAAGGCGAAGAGGATACAGAGGGTTTAGTATGAATAGACCTGATAAAATTTGGAACAAATTATCTGTAGCAGAAAAAGAAGTTGGTGGAATACCCAATTCAAGTGAGGATATAAAACAAGCACATGCTGCTGCGATTGAGATGTATATTCAAGATCACGTAGGTATTAAGCAAGATGGAACCCTTGGAGATTGTTATTTCAACGAGCTGTTAAATGACTGGTCTAAGTTTGATATAAACAAAAGAACAAAACACGATGCATCAATAAGTTCCGGTTTAGCTATAATGGCTAACAACAGGCACTTGTACGCACCAAATGCAAAGGTTGAAAAACCAAAATTAAACATAACGGTTTCCAGATACACAAACACTGGAAACAATTCACAAATAATCAAGTAATAAATATGGCAGAGTCTGGCATTAAAAGTTATTTTCCAAGTCAAACAGTTAGCGATGCTGAAAAGTTAAGCTATGAGTATGGGTTAAAAGTAGGTAAGGCTATAGAGCAAGAGTGGTTTAATAACGACAGAGGTTCTAATAGGTATAAATCAAACCACAACGATTTTCATAATTTAAGATTGTACGCTAGAGGCGAGCAGTCTATTCAAAAGTATAAGGATGAATTATCTATCAACGGTGATTTGTCCTATCTTAATTTAGATTGGAAGCCTGTTCCTATTATATCTAAGTTTGTTGACATTGTTGTAAACGGTATTGCTGAAAGAACTTACGATGTAAAAGCTTATTCTCAAGATCCCAATGGTGTCTCTAAGAGAACAGACTACATGGAAAACATATTGAAAGATATGAGGTTAAAAGAGTTTAACGAGTCAGTAAAACAAAACTTAGGACTTGATGTTAGGAAAAGCCAAATTGAAGAGTTGCCAGAAACAAATGAAGAGTTAGAGCTTCATATGCAATTAACCTACAAGCAATCTATAGAAATAGCTGAAGAGCAAGCAATAAACACGCTGTTAGAAGGAAATAGATATGAGTTAACTAAAAAGCGTTTTTACCACGATTTAACTGTTTTAGGCATTGGAGCTGTTAAAACGAATTTCAATACATCTGAAGGCGTTACTGTAGATTATGTAGACCCAGCTAATTTAGTTTACTCATACACAGACTCGCCTTACTTTGAAGATATATATTATGTTGGTGAAGTAAAGTCTATTCCCGTTAATGAGTTAGCAAAACAATTTCCTCATTTATCAGAAGAAGATCTTGAAGATATAATGAAAAACAAATCTAATAATAGATCCAACTACAATTCAACTCACTCTTACAACAAAGAAGACAACAACACTATTCAAGTTGTATACTTTAACTACAAAACTTACATGAATGAGGTTTATAAGGTTAAAGAAACGGCTACGGGTGGAGATAAAATTATACCAAGAGATGACCAATACAATCCACCAGAGGAAAAAGAAGGTGGGTATGGTAGAATGTTGAGGTCTATAGAGTGTCTTTATGAAGGTGCTATGATTCTTGGAACAGATAAGCTACTGAAGTGGGAAATGGCCAAAAACATGATGAGACCTAAAAGTGACTATACTAAGGTTAAAATGAACTATGCTATTGTTGCTCCAAGAATGTATAACGGTCGTATTGACTCGTTAGTTAAAAGAATAACTGGGTTTGCTGATATGATTCAGCTTACTCACCTGAAGCTACAACAGATTTTATCAAGGATGGTTCCTGATGGCGTTTATTTAGATGCTGATGGTTTAGCTGAAATTGATTTAGGTAATGGAACAAACTACAATCCACAAGAAGCTTTAAATATGTTTTTCCAAACAGGTTCTGTTATCGGTAGAAGTTTCACTTCTGATGGCGACATGAATCCAGGTAAAGTGCCTATTCAAGAAATCACATCAGGTTCTGGTGGAAATAAAATGCAAGCCCTAATTGGCACATACAACTACTATCTACAAATGATAAGAGATGTAACTGGTCTTAACGAGGCTAGAGACGGTAGTACTCCAGATAAAAACGCTTTAGTTGGTGTTCAAAAAATGGCCGCTGCTAATTCAAACACAGCAACTAGACACATACTGCAATCTGGTTTGTTTTTAACATCAGAGGTTTGCGAGTGTTTATCACTTAGGGTTTCTGATATTATAGAGTACTCTCCAACAAAAGATGCTTTTATACAGGCTATTGGTGTTCACAATGCAGCTGTATTAGAAGAGTTAAAAGAGTTACACTTATATGATTTTGGTATATTTATTGATCTACAACCGGACGAGGAAGAAAGAATGATGTTAGAAAATAACATTCAAATGGCTTTGCAACAACAAGTTATTGAACTTGCTGATGCTATTGACGTAAGGGATATAAAAAATATAAAACTAGCCAACCAACTACTAAAGCTACGTAGAAAGAAAAAGCTAGATAGAGACCAGGCAATGCAAGAAAAAAACATGCAAATGCAGAGTCAAATGAATCAGCAAGCGGCTCAAGCAGCAGCTCAGAGTGAGGTTCAAAAAAACCAGGCCTTAACAGCTAGTCAAGGAGAGTTGGAACAATTAAAAGCTCAACTAGCTTCTCAAAAAATGATGCAAGAGGTCCAGCACAAGAAAGAACTAATGCAATTAGAGTTCCAAATGAATATGCAGCTGAAAGGAATGGAAGTAGACGGTAAGAAAACAGGTGAGAAAGAAAAGGAAGACCGTAAAGACGAAAGAACAAAAATTCAAGCGACTCAACAAAGTGAGTTGATTGATCAAAGAAATAGTGGTAAACCACCTAAAAACTTTGAGTCATCAGGTAATGATATACTAGGTGGCGGATTTGATTTAGGCGTGTTTGACCCTAGGTAAGTT